ACTATCACTGAAATTAATACGCCAACCCGTGGCTGGGTTTCGGTAACTAATCCTGCTGCGGCTACTGTTGGCTCTCCGGCAGAAACTGATGCTGAGTTACGTATCCGCCAGTCGCAAAGTGTTGCGTTGCCATCAATAACCCCATTTGAAGCACTGGATGGTGCTGTTTCTAATGTTACCGGTGTAACCCGCCACAAACTCTATGAAAACGATACTGGTTCGGAGGACGGTAACGGGTTACCGCCACACTCTGTTGCTGTAATTGTGGATGGCGGTGATGTGACGGATATTGCTCAGGCTATTAGAGGGAATAAAGGCCAGGGGACAGCCACTCACGGTAGAACATCCGTTACGGTTCCGGATAAATACGGCAATCCCCATGTAATCAAATTCTCGCGTTCCAGTGATGTACCTGTTTATGCCCGGATTAAATTAAAAGTTTTTACGGGTTATACCTCACAGATAGGGCAGCAGATCCAGCAGGCTATTTCCGACTATATCAATAGTCTGATGATTGGTGATTCGGTCCTTTTAAGTCGCATTTACTCACCGGCGAATCTTGGCGTGGTGAGTGGCGGGAATGCACGCTATTACGATATTCAGGAACTGACGATTGGGAAATCCCCGGGGGCTTTGTCGTCATCAAACATTGATATCAGATACAACGAATCTGCGTCCTGTACACCGGAAAATATCGTTATAACGGTGGAGTCATGAGCAAATACACCGAACTGATCACGAACTACCACGCCACCAAACCTAAATTTCTTGCACATGTTGATCTGATGACCCGGCCGCTTATTGATGTTGCGGCTGCCACCAGAGGGCTGATTACTGCATTTGATATTGACTCTGCGGTTGGTGTGCAACTTGACATTCTTGGATTGTGGATCGGACGTAGCCGTGTTGTCAGCCAGCCTATCTCAGGTGTCTATTTCAGCTGGGATACCGACGGGCTTGGATATGATCATGGTGTATGGCAGGGGCCATACGATCCTGATTCCGGATACATGTACCTCAGCGATGAAACTTATCGTGTCATCCTTAAAGCGAAGATTGCGATTAATAACTGGGACGGACGGAATGATTCGCTTCCAGCAATTCTTGACGCGGCGACAGCAGGATCCGGACTGCGAATGCAGATAGTCGATAACCAGGACATGACGATATCGGTCTGGCTCTTTCCTGATACTGATATTTCAGATGTATCGCGTGAGTTAATTGCTGCAATTAAACAGGGATATCTCACAGTAAAAGCCGCCGGGGTTTGGGCGGGTGGCATTGAAACACCTTCGGTGGAAACTCCATCGGAAGGTTCAAAATTTTTTGGTTTTGATATGGATAACGAATTCATCAGTGGTTTTGATGTAGGGGCATGGGGAGTATTACTCTGATGGCGAAAAATGACTTTAAAGCGTTTGCAACTGATCGGAATGCCAATGTTATGTCGCAGGAGGAATGGGAAGCGTTGCCTGCGCTTTTATCCGGATTTACAGCAGGGAAAGCATCCAGTGCGCAAGTCAATAAGGTTATTCGGCAGGCCAGCTTTATTGCTGCAGCTCTGGCCCAGTTTGTAAGTGACAAAACGCAACGGGATGTGCTTGATAATGGTGATCTGCCCGGTTTTGTTGAATTGCTGGGATCGGGGTTTGCTGTTGAATACCTGAGCCGCAAGAATCCGTTTGGTGATATCAAATCGGATGGCGCGGTGAAAACGGCTCTCGAAAACCTTGGTTTGGGAGAAGGCTCTGCATTACCTGTTGGTGTCCCTGTTCCGTGGCCTTCAGCCACTCCGCCAACAGGCTGGCTGAAATGCAATGGTGCGGCTTTTTCTGCTGAAGAATACCCGGAACTGGCAAAGGCTTACCCGACCAATAAATTGCCTGATTTACGCGGTGAATTTATTCGTGGCTGGGATGATGGACGTGGAGTGGATGCGGGGCGAGCCTTGCTAAGTCTTCAGGATGACTCTTTTGAAGCTCACAGGCATGAGTCCTTTTTTTACGCGGGTATTTCACGCAATGAAACACCATTAAAAAATCTTCCAAGTTCAGACGAGATGCTGACTTTAAGTTCCACAACTAATGCCTTGTCCCCGGACAGTATTGATGCCACCAATTCGTTAATTGGTAATGATGATTACAACTGTTTGATTGAAGGAAATAAAAATAACAAACGAACGGCAACGGGGTTGAGTACCAGTATTGTCGGTGCAGCAGAGACACGCCCACGTAATATTTCATTTAATTACATTGTGAGGGCTGCATGATGTATAACGCCATCTTAAATAATAAATTTATTGCCACAAAGGCAGGAGAGATTACCGTTTATAACTATGACAGTGAGACACGGGAGTATATTTCTGCATCAATTGAATATCTTGCTGTGGGTGTCGGTATCCCCGCATATTCCTGTTTAGATGCTCCTGGCACACATAAGGCTGGTTATGCAATCTGCCGTTCGGCAGATTTTAACTCATGGGAATATGTGCCAGATCATCGCGGTGAAGTTGTCTATAACACCGAAACGGGAGAATCAAAAGAAATCACAGCTCCGGGGGATTACCCTGATAATACAACCACTATCGCCCCGTTAACGCCATACGATAAATGGAATGGTGAGAAATGGGTGACGGATACCGAGGCACAGCATAGCGCCGCAGTAGATGCAGCAGAAGCACAGCGCCAGTCGCTGATGGATACTGCAATGGCTTCCATCAGTCTGATTCAACTGAAATTACAGGCCGGGCGGAAGCTGACGCAGGCAGAAACAACCCGACTTAACGCCGTGCTGGATTACATTGACGCGGTGACGGTAACAGATACCAGCACCGCGCCGGATGTCATCTGGCCTGAACTGCCGGAGGCGTAGGCCATTCAATATCGGGTGCTGTTGAAGTATCAACACGCATCAGCAGCACACGGTATTTCTTCCATTCGGTGAGAGTTGAAGTTTCTTCATCAGTTGCGATATCAGCATCAACAGCATCCTGACGCCAGGATATTTCACTGTCAGCTTTTTCCCGTAATTGGGATTTTTTAACTTCAGCAATAGCGATTAATTCCTTTTTGGTCGGCTGAGGAATATCTATCAGTGCTGGTTTTCCATTCTGTGTTCCAATCTGTTTTCCTGGTGGAATATCCATAAATAACTTTTTATGTTCTTCTTCACTGACTATTACACCATCATCAGGCCACATACCTGATGCCTCAAATTTTTCTTTCTCCGCTATGGGGAAAAAGCCATTTGCTTTAGCGCTCCATACGTACATATCAATCCCCCACCGCTATAATGTCCACATTAAATCCCCCGGGACCTGCCTGCCAGATGCTGGCCCCTGTTAATGATTTTGTTTGATGAACAACCGCCACATTTGCTGGAGATTGTGTTTCAGTTGTTGCAGTACCGATATCATTCCAGTTAATTGAGATTGAATAGTTCGTTGTTGTAAACGACCGGGGGAAAGTTATGTGTCTTACATTGGTGCCGACAGGAAATCCAAGATAAACACGCTGAATTATCATTCCTCCAGGTAACATAACCCAGTTAGCACCTTCTCCCAAACCAAGGTTTTCGAGAGCCGTTTTCACCGCGCCATCCGATTTGATATCACCAAACGGATTCTTGCGGCTCAGGTATTCAACAGCAAACCCCGATCCCAGCAATTCAACAAAACCGGGCAGATCACCATTATCAAGCACATCCCGTTGCGTTTTGTCACTTACAAACTGGGCCAGAGCTGCAGCAATAAAGCTGGCCTGCCGAATAACCTTATTGACTTGCGCACTGGATGCTTTCCCTGCTGTAAATCCGGATAAAAGCGCAGGCAACGCTTCCCATTCCTCCTGCGACATAACATTGGCATTCCGATCAGTTGCAAACGCTTTAAAGTCATTTTTCGCCATCAGAGTAATACTCCCCATGCCCCTACATCAAAACCACTGATGAATTCGTTATCCATATCAAAACCAAAAAATTTTGAACCTTCCGATGGAGTTTCCACCGAAGGTGTTTCAATGCCACCCGCCCAAACCCCGGCGGCTTTTACTGTGAGATATCCCTGTTTAATTGCAGCAATTAACTCACGCGATACATCTGAAATATCAGTATCAGGAAAGAGCCAGACCGATATCGTCATGTCCTGGTTATCGACTATCTGCATTCGCAGTCCGGATCCTGCTGTCGCCGCGTCAAGAATTGCTGGAAGCGAATCATTCCGTCCGTCCCAGTTATTAATCGCAATCTTCGCTTTAAGGATGACACGATAAGTTTCATCGCTGAGGTACATGTATCCGGAATCAGGATCGTATGGCCCCTGCCATACACCATGATCATATCCAAGCCCGTCGGTATCCCAGCTGAAATAGACACCTGAGATAGGCTGGCTGACAACACGGCTACGTCCGATCCACAATCCAAGAATGTCAAGTTGCACACCAACCGCAGAGTCAATATCAAATGCAGTAATCAGCCCTCTGGTGGCAGCCGCAACATCAATAAGCGGCCGGGTCATCAGATCAACATGTGCAAGAAATTTAGGTTTGGTGGCGTGGTAGTTCGTGATCAGTTCGGTGTATTTGCTCATGACTCCACCGTTATAACGATATTTTCCGGTGTACAGGACGCAGATTCGTTGTATCTGATATCAATGTTTGATGACGACAAAGCCCCCGGGGATTTCCCAATCGTCAGTTCCTGAATATCGTAATAGCGTGCATTCCCGCCACTCACCACGCCAAGATTCGCCGGTGAGTAAATGCGACTTAAAAGGACCGAATCACCAATCATCAGACTATTGATATAGTCGGAAATAGCCTGCTGGATCTGCTGCCCTATCTGTGAGGTATAACCCGTAAAAACTTTTAATTTAATCCGGGCATAAACAGGTACATCACTGGAACGCGAGAATTTGATTACATGGGGATTGCCGTATTTATCCGGAACCGTAACGGATGTTCTACCGTGAGTGGCTGTCCCCTGGCCTTTATTCCCTCTAATAGCCTGAGCAATATCCGTCACATCACCGCCATCCACAATTACAGCAACAGAGTGTGGCGGTAACCCGTTACCGTCCTCCGAACCAGTATCGTTTTCATAGAGTTTGTGGCGGGTTACACCGGTAACATTAGAAACAGCACCATCCAGTGCTTCAAATGGGGTTATTGATGGCAACGCAACACTTTGCGACTGGCGGATACGTAACTCAGCATCAGTTTCTGCCGGAGAGCCAACAGTAGCCGCAGCAGGATTAGTTACCGAAACCCAGCCACGGGTTGGCGTATTAATTTCAGTGATAGT